AATCAAATGAATATGATGGAAAAAGGAATTGATCAAACTCAATTATCTATTGGTCAAAATATTGATGACAGGTTAAATAACACTTTAAATGCTGTAGGACCTACTTTTACAGAAACACCAAGAGTAGCTTCTACCAAATACAAAGATTTATCCAATGCAGCGAGAAATAATTTAGCTTTTGGCACGCTAGATGATGCAATTGCAGCGGAGAGAGGAATAGCTGGGCTATGAGTGATACAGGAGGAATTAGTTCAGTAAGATCTATTAACGATCCAATTTTCAAAAAAGCGTTAGGTATGAATAGAGGTGGACCAGTAGGAGATTTATCTGCACCTCCACCAACTAAGGCACCTCCTATGCCTCAACCAAGATTTTATGAACAAGCTACTATGGAAGAAACAGTTATTCCAAGTGAGCCAAGAGTTAATCCGAATTATGATACAGGAGCTATATTTCCAATGCCTAGTATCCAAGGACCAATATCCTCAGAACCAGGTGTCATGAATATACCACAAATGGATAGAGCTCCTGAAGGTACTGTTATGCAAGATATGATAATGAAGGGAAGAGTTTTAGATCCTAGAGATATATATCCTGAAGATCCTGATCCTAGTTTTGTATTACCTCCAGGTGTTCAACCTAAAACAGGAATACTACAAATAACAAAGGTGTATGACATATGATAGAAATAACTGATGAATTGATTGAAAGGGTTAAGGCCCATGAAGGGTATAGGAATACCGTCTATTTGGACACGCTAGGCAAAAAAACTGTGGGTATAGGACACCTTTGCGTAGAAGATCATTGGGAAGAAGATAGAGAATATGAAGAAGCTTACCTCATGAACATCTTTGAAGGTGATTTAAAAGAAGCTTGTGTCAATGCAGAATCTCTCATCAAAGAACACATTACATCAGATATTCATTTAGATGAATCTATAGAACACGTCTTAGTAGAAATGGTCTTTCAACTGGGTATTGGAGGTGTGGGAAAGTTCTCCAAGATGTGGAAAGCCTTAAATGAAGGCAATAATGAAGAAGCTGCGAATCAAATGCTTGATTCTAGGTGGCATTCTCAAACCCCTTCAAGAGCAGAAGATCTCGCAGAAATAGTTGCAAGCGCATAAAGAAAGTAGTAGGATAAACACATGGCAAATATATTTGGATTAGCTAAAAAAGGCTTAGGAATGTTGGGTAGAGGTAAAGGAAAAGGTATGATTGGTAAGACAATTAAAGATACATCCCCTCCTATGATTAAAATTAAACCTACAAAAAAGGGATCTAAAACTTCTACTACAAAAGTAGTAGGAAAACCTGAAAAGTTAGACTTTGATAAATATGAACAGCCAGCCGCTTTAAGAAAAGGAAAAGGTGCTACTTTATCTAGCATCAAAAAAAATAACCCTAAGTTATATAAAAAATATATGGAAAGTTTAGGTAAAAAATGAGAAAAGATTTAAGAAAAAGATTCGGTATCGTAGATACATTCAAAGCACCTAAGATCGAAGACGATGGTGGTTCTCCAAAAGAGTACACGGACCACGGTGCATTTAACAACGAAGCTAAGCCAAGCCTACCTGAAGGTTACAAAAAAGGCGAAGCAAGAGGTATGGGAGCTGCTATCAAAGGCGGCAAATATATCATAGCTCCAGGAGAGTAACATGCCTTTTTCAAAATATTCCCCTAAGCAAAAAAAGTTAGCACGGATTGCAGAACCACGAGATGCGATTACAGGAGCTGACTTTGCTGCTTTAAAAAAGAAACCTAAGAAGATGGCTGGTGGCGGTAAACTCTCTAGTAAAAAAAGATATGGTAACGCGATTAAGCGTAAGGTTGCAGATATTCAAAAACGTACTAAACAAACAGAATATAGACCCCCTTTAAGTAGTCCTGAAACAGATACTTTTAATGAACAAGAATTTAAAGTTCAAGAAATTCCCACCCCTAAAATTTAATTACCTAGAATAAAACTCAATCACTAGATTCGGTTCCATCTGAACTGCATAAGGAACGTCAGCGAGTTGAGGTCCTCTTACAAACTTACCTAAATGAAGATACTCTGGAATATCTCTTTCATTAGAACTTAAAGCCTGAATGATCATAGGGATATTTAAGCTTTCATCTTTAAGAGAAATTTCATCACCGTCTTTTACTTGGTAAGATTTTTTATCAAGAACTTTACCGTTAACCATTACATGACCATGATTCACTAATTGTCTTGCTGCAAATACTGTGGGTGCAAATTTTAATCTAAACACAACAGCATCAAGTCGTCTTTCAAGAAGTTCAATTAACAATTGACTTGTATCTCCTTTGCGTCTAGCGGCTTCTACAAAAATCTTTTTAAATTGTTTTTCTGTTATGTCGCCATAGTATTTCTTGAGTTGTTGTTTTGCTTTTAACTGTATTCCAAAGTCAGATAGTTTTCTTTTTCTTGCCTGACCATGTTGCCCTGGACCATAAGTTCTTTTATTAAAAGGACTCTTGGGTCTACCCCATAAGTTTAAACCTAATCGTCTGTCTATTTTATTTTTTGATTGTATTCTTTTTGTCATAATTATTTAAGTAATCCATTCCTTTGCAGCGTCTCCCATAACTTGGCTAGCAATGTCAACCTTGTTCTTTAAAGCCGTTAAGATTTTTTCATCTATTGTACCTTTAGAAACAAGATCAACATAAGTAACCTTATTCTTTTGTCCTATTCTATGTGCTCTGTCCTCTGACTGTAATCTAATCTCTAAATCATAATTGTTTGAAAAATACACAACAGTGTGAGAGGTGGTAAGAGTAATTCCATAGCCACCTGTTTTCGGATTAGCGACCAAGTACGTAAGGTCGTTCTCCACATCCTGAAAATTCTTGACAAGATCCATCCGTGTCTGATTAGCAGTGTCACCATAAAAAGCTGAAGTCGAAGTTTCACCATATTTCTCCTTTAGTAGTTTTGTTATTGTCTGAATGTTATGTCTATAATTAGCCCAAATAATAACTTTACCTGTGGCCTCATCTAGTACATGCAACAATTCACTATAACGATTGCCAGGGACGTCGTGAGTCTCACCATCATCGTTGATAGTAAACTCACAACACACCTGGTGCAGCTTCACAATCTGTGAAAGTCTGTTTGCAGTCGTCGTCGTTTTGTCGTCAAAGATAAACATAGCGTTTCGCTTTAACGATTCATACGCTACGAGCTGTTCCTTGCTCATTTGTACGAATCTTTTCTGATAGATCTTTTCAGGGAGATCTAAACAATCTTCTTTTTTCACTCGGTAAGAGTTACTCTTGATTAATACATCAAGCTCATCAAGTCTTTGATAGCCTGTGATTAAAGGAAAGGTTCTGCCACTTGATGTGGGTTTTGAAATAACTTTTGCGTAACGAGCACGAAACGCATAATAATTATTTTGTCTTAAAATTCTTGTATCTAAAAAAGCAAACTGTGCAAAAATATCCAAAGGACTTTTTGTGACAGGAGTACCTGTAAGAATTCTTTTGTACTTTACATCTTTAGCAACACGTAAAATGTTTTTCGTTCTCATAGCTGCTGGAGTCTTAATCGTTGTGCTCTCATCAACAATCATCATGGTTTTATTTTTATCTTGTTTAGAGATAAATTTTTCTAAAAAAAGAAATCCTTTTTTACTAGAGATAGATTCTATGTTCATAAGAAAAATAAAAAGACCCTGATCTTGTTTGATAAGTATCTGTGTTAGATCTTCTTTTGTTTCAGCATCTTTTAAGGAAGGGTCCCAGGTAGAGATTCGCATCTCCTGATCTGTATACTCTGTAATCTCTGTATGCCAGTTACGATACACGGACTTCGGACCAAAGATCACGACAGAATTTATTTTATTTTCACTATATAAATCCAACATATCATGAATAGCAGTAATAGTTTTACCTGTACCCATCTCCATAAGATAAGCGAAAACATTAGAATTTTTTCTTCTACACTCTGACACAGCGGTACGCTGATGCTCGAAGAGCTCTTTTTTATAGTTAGCCATAAAAATAATATATTGCATTTTTTTAGGATTTCAAGTATAAACAATTTATAACAACACTAGGAGGTGTTATATGGCTAACGAAATAAGCTTCGAGGAATTGAAGCACGACTCAGGAGATCTCAAAAAGCTTGATGATACAAGCTTAGAGACTCTTTCAGTTCTTATTCAAAAACTATTAGACAAACAAACTTTAGTTGAAGAATTAGAATTATCACTAAAAGAACAGAAGAGGGAAGTTGAATTATTATCCTCTGAGACAATACCACTTAAAATGCAAGAGATGGGAATTACATCTACACAGATGGATGACGGCAGTAAGGTTACTTACAAAGATGAATTCTTTTGTCGTATTCCAAAAGATAGATCATCTGAAGCTCTCAAGTATTTAAGAGATGAAGGTCTTGGAGACATAATTAAAAATCAAGTTTCCACAAGTTTCGGATCGGGTGAAGATAATATGGCTGGTGATTTAGCTGGATATATTCAGCAAAGTTACGGTGTCACCCCTGACGTGAAAGAATCAGTGCATCCTTCGACACTGAAGGCGTCTCTCAAAAGACGTCAAGAAGAAGGAATTTCGGACCCTGAGGATCTCTTTGGGATTTTCATACGTCCAGTAACCAAAGTAACGAAAGGTAAAAAATGAACGAACCAAAAGCAAAAAAAGAAGTAGCAACTAAATCAGAAAACACTGTTGCTGTTTCACAGCCTATGGATCTTGCCACAGTAATGGCAGACCAAGGTGCGGGTTTATCTAGTCATACAATGGATGACTTAGCTATTCCCTTTATGAAGATACTTAGTTCTATGTCTCCACAGACAAAGAAAAATAAAACTGAGTATATTGAAGGAGCGACAGAAGGCATGATCTTTAATACTGTTAGTCAGGAATTGACTGATGGTACTAAAGGAATTTCAATCGTACCCTGTCTCTTTGAACCTGTTCTACTTGAATGGACGGATAGAGGACAAGGATCTTCGGCTCCTGTTGTTCATCCAGTTGATTCAGATATTCTGAATCAAGCAGTCAAGGATTCTGAAGGTAAACTTAGGTTGCCTTCAGGAACTTACTTAGAGAGGACTCACAATCATTATTGCCTCCTTATCGATAATGAAGGATTCACTTCTCAAGTGCTTCTTTCTATGAAAGTAAGTCAACTTTCTAAGTCAAGAAAGTGGAACACGATGATTATGTCAGCCAAGGTTCGAAATGGTGACACGGTTATCAATCCTCCTAGTTGGTACTACACATACCATCTACAAACCAAAGCTGAGACTAATGACAAAGGCGATTGGTACGGCTGGAATATTACAAGGGGTGAGGTTGTTCCAGCGTCTGTTTATAGTGAAGCTAAGCTTTTCCATGACTCTATCAAGAGGAAGGAAGTTAAAGTTAACTATTCTGAGGACGAAGGCACAGATAAAAAGGATAATAATCCTTTTTAGTAATCATTGATTGTGGTGGGGTCTAAGTGGCCCCACCCTTTTGTTGAGTGTGATGGCAGATCATATAAAATTTAGAGATATATTTAATGGCTTAACTCGAGCACATGGTGTTTATCATAAAGGGGAAGTCAAAGAAAATGGTAAAGTTAGTGGTAAAGCTTTTATTTTAAAAGAAGAAGTCACTGACATACACTGGAAAAATCATATAGAAGGAATTGAACCTTCCTTAGGTATTGTACCTATTAGAGATGACAGCACTTGTAGTTGGTGTTGTATTGACGTTGACGACTACACTCTAGATATTTTAAAAACAATTACCAATATTAGAAAATTAAAAATACCAATCGTACCCTGTCGATCTAAATCAGGTGGATTACATTTATTTATCTTTGTCAAAGGAAGTATTACTGCTTCACTTGCTAGGAAGAAATTAAAAGAGATTGCCTCAATTTTAGGTTTTGCTCACTGTGAGATCTTTCCAAAGCAAACTGAGCTTGATGTTAAGCGTGGAGACACAGGAAATTTTTTAAATCTACCCTACTTCAAGGGAGACATGAGTGGAAGATACTCAATTGATGACAAAGGGGAGTCAAGAACGATGGAAGAGTTCTTCGAGGCTGTAAATCAGTATGCAATCATACCAGAGGACTTCCAAAACCTATCTGTAAAGTCCTTAAAACCGAAAAAGACCTCTTTTGATGGTCCTCCTTGCATAGAAATCCTTCAAAACATAGGTATTTACGAGGGTGGACGTGATGATGCAGTATTTCACTACTGTTGTTATGCTAAGAAGAAGTTTCCCACGGACCAATGGCAAAACGAAGTGTTTAAATTTAATACAGACTACTGCAAACCTCCGATGGGTTATGATCAAGTCAAGCAAAAGATAGATCAGCATGAGAAAAAAGATTACGGATACAAATGTAAAGACCAACCAATGATGTCTCACTGTGATAGTTCTAAATGTAGAGTAAGAAAGTTTGGTATTGGCAGAGATGACATGGACATGTCTATTGAAAACCTAACAAAGCTAGAGTCAGATGAGTCTGTATGGCATTTAGATGTAGATGGTCATAGAATTACAGTAACCACTGATGAACTCATGGATCAAAAGTTATTTAGGAAAAAAGTATTGGAAACTAAAACCACATTACCTGTTGAGATGACCAAGAGAGATTACGAAGCTCGTATCAGAGAATTATTAGATACTGTAGAAGTAGTGAAGATGCCTTATGAAGTTACCAAAGAAGGTAGGTTCAATGCTCACCTTGACGATTTTATCTTTAATCAAGCGATTGCAGATGATATGGAAGACATCATGAATCATTGTGTCTACAAAGAAGATAATAAAGTTTTCTTTCAGCTATCTTCGTTAGAGAGATATGTAAGAAAGAATCAGTTTAAAGAATTTAGTACAACTCAAATGGGTTCTATTATCAGAGACAGAGGTGGAGACAGCAAACGCACTAGAATTAATTCTAATACAGTGAAGAATTTGTTTTGGATACCTGATCCTCAACCTAAGCAAGAAAAAAAACTAGCAGTACCAAAGGTTGATGATGAAGTCCCTTTCTAAAATAAAAAAGATTTATGGCCCTCCAGGCACTGGTAAAACTACGTATCTGTTAAAGATCGTCGAAGAGGAGATAGCAAGAAAAGTTTTACCTAATGAGATAGCCTTTTTGGCTTATACAAAAAAAGCTGCTACAGAGGCAATCAACAGAGCAAGTCAAAAGTTTAAGCTTGACACAAAAGAATTTAAACATTTCAGAACCATACATAGTTTAGCTTTTCAAAGCTTAGGTTTGTCTACTAACGATGTAATGAAGCCGAAACATTATATAGAAGTATCTGAAGCTCTTAAAGTAGATTTACAACCAAAAGATATTCATGATGATGATGGTAATTTTATTCAGCAAGATCCTTATTTAAAAATCATTGACTTATCAAGAATAACAGGAATCGATTTACACGACACCTTTTCTAAATATGGTCACATCGTAGGAGGATGGCGTAAGTTAGAACAAATTGCAGAGTATTTGAAAGAATACAAAAAAGTTAGAAATTTATATGACTTTACTGACATGCTAATAGAGTTTAATCTAAGACCTGAAGTATGGCCACATTTAGAGGTATTAATAGTTGACGAGGCGCAAGATCTATCGCTCGTCCAATGGCAAGTTATCACAAACCTCATTACTAAATGCAAAAGGGCATACATCGCTGGAGACGACGATCAAGCCATTTTTAAATGGGCTGGCGCTGATGTTAATAGTTTTCAGTCTTACCCTGGTGATTCTATCATCTTGGATAAATCCTATCGCATACCACAATCACATCACAACGTTGCCAATAAAATCGTTCGTAATATCAAAGACAGAATCGAAAAAACTTGGGAAGCAAAAGATGAAGAGGGTAAAGTTATTACAGTATACTCACATGAAGCCATACCATACAAAGATAAAAACTGGCTCGTACTTGCAAGGACGAAATACATACTTAATAAAGTTGAAAGGTTCTTCTTGGAACAGGGTTACTACTACTCACGATTTGGAAGCAGTAGCATAAGTGATAGATTAAAACACGCCATAGCCTCCTGGAACAAAATAGCTGAAGGTGAATCTATAGGATTAGAAGGACTAAAAGCTATGTATGACTTTATGAGTTCAGGCAGAGGTGTTCAAAGAAATTTTAAGAAACTTACACATATTGATGACAGAGAAACATTTGATTATGAAAAACTTTTGTTTAGTCACGGTCTTTTAGTAGGGAAAGAAAGCACTTGGTATCAAGCTTTAGATAAGATACCGTATGGAAAGGTAATGTATATTCGCCAATTAATGAAACGAGGGGTAGATATTTGGCAACGCCCTCAAATCGAACTTTCAACTATCCACGGAGCAAAAGGCGGTGAAGCCGATAACGTTGTTTTGCTATTAGATCTATCTCGCAAATCAGAAGAAGCACTACAAAATAATCCTGATGATGAGCATAGAGTTTTTTATGTTGGCGCAACAAGAGCTCGTAAAGAGTTATGGTTAGTTCGTTCTGAATCTGACCGAGAATATTTGGAGGCTTTGAGATGAGAATAGTTTATCACAGTGGTAAGTTGTATTTAAGTTTACGTAGAGATGAAAAAGAAGATATAGATAAATCCTTTCCTGATCCTTGTGAAATTGATTTATCTTTAGTGCCTACTCTAAATAAAGATTTAGCTATTATTGCTGAACAGATTTGGAAAGACTCAGTGGCAACAGATTATCAAGAGATGGTAGAAAAGATCGCTAAGAAATGAGTGCCTTACAAAATCCTTTGTTCGCTCCTCCGAGTGAATGGGTATGTCCTGAAAGTATTGACTACAAAGGACAATCACCTGTTGCTATTGATTTAGAAACTCACGATCCAGGCATCAAGGACCACGGGCCAGGATGGGCTACAGGTCATGGTAAAGTTGTTGGAGTTGCGATTGCCTGGGAAGGCTTCAAAGGTTATTTCCCTATCGATCACGATGCGCCAGGCAACTATGATAAAAAAGTTTTTATGAGACAGTTTCAAGATCTATTAGATCGATGCCCTGAAATTGTTTGTCACAATGCCATGTATGATGTCGGTTGGATGAAACGTATGGGTTTAAGAATTACATCTAAGATTTGGGATACAATGCTCATGGCTCCTATCCTAGATGAAAATAGAATGCGTTACAGTTTAAATGAATTATCAAAAGATTATCTTGGAGAAAAGAAATCGGAAGCTCTTCTTTATGAAGCTGCCAAAGAATGGGGTGTGGATGCAAAAGCTGACATGTGGAGATTACCAGCTTTATATGTAGGACCTTATGCAGAGCAAGACGCAGAGCTTGCCCTGAAGCTATATCACATTTTTCAAAGAGAAATTATTGCACAAGATTTGACTCACATAAATGAGTTAGAGCACGAAGTCCTTCCTGTCTTAATCGATATGAAATGGAACGGTGTTAGAGTTGACGTAGACCAGGCGGAACAAACAAAGAAAACTTTATCTGTAAAAGAGAATAGTTTTTTAAAAAACATTAAAGACGAAACTGGAGTCATTGTTAATGTTTGGGAAGCTAAGTCTATTGCAAAGATGTTCGATCAACTTGATCTGCCCTACGATCGGACTGAATTAACGGGAGCTCCAAAGTTCGATAAGTTATTCCTCCGTACTCATGAGCACCCGTTGGTTCAACAAGTTGCAGAAGCCAGGGAACTTAATAAAGCAAGAACAACTTTTATAGATACAATTTTAAAACATTCTGTGAATGGTCGTATTCATGCAGAGATTAATCAGCTACGAGGTGATGGAGGTGGAACAGTAACAGGAAGATTGAGTTACAACACTCCGAACTTGCAACAAGTCCCTTCCTCTAAGATTCTCGGACCACTGATCAGATCTTTATTTAAACCTGAAGAAGGTGCACAATGGGGTGCTTTTGATTACTCACAACAAGAGCCAAGACTTGTAGTTCATTTAGCTAGTTTAACTGCTGGAGGACTTAAAGGTGCTGACGATTTTGTTGAAGCTTATCAGCAAGATCCTAATACAGACTTCCACACAATGGTATCAGAAATGGCTAAGATTGATCGTAAGAAGGCTAAAACCATTAATTTAGGGCTATTCTATGGCATGGGTAAAAACAAATTAGCTAGTCAGCTAGGTGTAACCTTAGGTGATGCAGAAGATCTTTTCGATAAATATCACAATCGTGTTCCTTTTGTAAAAGAGATGATTGAACGTACTATGAAGAAAGCAGCTGATGTTGGTCATGTAAGAACTTTGCTAGGTCGTAAGTGTCGATTTGATAAGTGGGAGCCAGCTCGGTATGGGGTTCACAAACCACTGTCCAGGGACGACGCTGAAAGAGAACATGGCAAACAAATCAAAAGAGCTTTTACTTACAAAGCATTAAACAAAATTATACAAGGATCTGCTGCCGACATGACTAAGAAAGCTATGGTAGATTTACACAAGGAAGGAATCGTTCCTCACATACAAGTGCATGATGAGTTGGATTGTTCTTTTTATAGTGAAGCAGAGAAGAATAAAATATTAGAGATAATGAAGAACGCAGTTGAGCTCCAGGTACCTGTTAAGCTTGATGCAGAAGTGGGGCCATCATGGGGCGAAGCAAAGTAGAAGAAGATAAAATAGAAGCTTCTATCTGTCCTGAGTGTAGCTACGAGCATATAGTAGTTCCTATGTTTAAAGTTCATGGAGACTTCTTTCATTGTATTGTTTGTAGAGTAACTTTTAAAAAGAAAGTGAATGGCAAAACTATTTTTGTACCGATAGAAGACAAAGACATTTTATTCACAGCAGACTTCGAAATTTAGCACACCTCTTTTTTTATTTTTTATATATAAAAGAGGAA